TATCGAGCTTCGCTTGTTCGAGTTCCTTCTCCTCTGCCGCCTCGCGCAACTCGGTCTCCTTCTCCACGTCGACGCCGGGTATCTGACCCGCAACGAACTCCTTGCTGATGATGCCGCCAAGTGCGGCGGGGATGAGCACGTTCTGGAGGTTCGTCCAATGGTCTTGCGAGATGAGTGGGATCTCGATGCCGATCTTCGAGGGGTCGAGCTTGGTCGACTTCTGTGAGCCGCCCGTCTTGAGGTTGTAGAACATCATCGCCTTCTCAAGCAGTTCCTCGAATGTGCCGACCCATATCTCGCGCTCGCGCGTGGTCGCCGCCATAACGAGTTCCCGCGTGTTGTCGCCCGTCGCCCGGTTCTTCAAGAGGTCGAGCAATCCCAAGTAGTGAATCGGGATGCCCGTTGTCCCGGAGATCATCTTGACGTTGAGTTCTATCTCGCTGATGATGTTCTGGACGCCGTCGGCTGTCGGTGATACGAGCGTGAAGATGGCCGTGTGCGCGATGGCCTTGCCGATCTTCCAGTTGATGTCCTTGATCTGCTGGAGCAGCGCCGCGGCCTGTTGTGGCGTGGCGCATTGGAAGTTCGGCGTGGGCGAGGCGAAGAGATGGTTGATCTCCCGCAGGTCGCGCAACGCCCTATCCAACCGGTCGATCTGCGTCAGACACTTCATCACCTTGGGCTGTGCGTCGTTGGCGTCGTTGAGCCGCCCGCCGAACTTCTTGTAGACGAACTCCGGCTCGTCCACGGATCCCGCCGGCAGGAGTTGCGAGACGTTGTTGATGGTCACGGTCGTCGCATCCCAGAACAGGCGCTTGTACCAGAGGTAGTCGTTGGGGTCGACGTCGACCTTGTATTTCTTCGAGAGCCAGGAGATGAACCGCACCGACACCATGCCGGGATAGTCCTTGTACGGCTCCTCGTCGTATTCGTCCCAGAACAGGCGCAGGGCGATCTTGCCCTCGATCTCGGATTCCTTGACGATCTCCTGCGCCATCTCGGCGTCGAGCGCGTTGTAGGCGAGGAAGTCCTCGGCCCATTCGAGTTCTGCCGCCGCCTCTTCCTTCGTCTCCGTGCGATGTACGACTTTCAACCCCTCGCCCAGGATGAACGCGGAGCGCAGGTCGACGACGGCGGCAGTCTGGAGGCATCCCCACTCGGATGTGCCGCTATATTTCTCGGATACGGCCAGGACTCCCGTCGCATAGTCGCGGTAGTCGTTCCCGACGTAAAGGTGTTCGGTTTCCTGGAGCGTGAGGATGTCCTTAGTAAGCAGTTCCTGGACCTTGTAGAGATGGGCAACCTTGTCCTGGAATCGGTCTGCCTCCGACCGCGCCTCGAACTCGCGGAGTGAAGCGCTGGTCGCTTCGGCGACAGCCTTCTGGACCCGCATCTCTTGTGCCTGCGCCCGTGCTTTGGTATTGAATATGCCCATCATTTCCCCCTAGTCGGGATACACGCTACGGAAAGTCATGCCGATGTATGTCGCCGCCGCCTTGATGTGCGTGAATATCGCGTACCGAGTCGCGTCGAGCGCATGGTCGTTAAACTTAACCGGCTCGGGTATCGGCTCGTCGTTCTTATCGACCTTCCACTTGTAGGTGGAGAGTTCCTTGATGATGTTGGACGACCCCTCAAGGACGAATATCTTCTGCGAGCGCAGGAAGTCGATACCCGCGCGCACGCTGTCCGCGCCCTTGGGCGCCGGCAGGACGTTGAACCCCATGCTGTTTATCTCGTCTATACTCTTCGGCTCTGCGCTATCGGCATAGACATAATCAAGCGGGCGGATGTCGAGGTTCCGCATCTTCATGCCGAGGTCTTGATTCGTTAGCTTGTTCTCGTAGATCAGCTCCTCGACGTAGAGTTCGTCCGCCTTGCGATGGATGCGCACGAGGGCCGAGGGGTTGACCGAGTATCCGAAATCGAGGCCGTAGATGATCTCGTCGCAGTTGGGCGGTAGGGATGCCACGACAGGCCACTTGTATATCTGTCCCTTGGGCGCGGCCCAGATGCCGAACCGATAGATGAGTTTCGCCGTCTCGTCGGGGATGGCGTCGAGCGCGGCCAGGTACTCGAGGCGCATCGCGTCGATGGGGTTGTCCTCGATGGTCGAGCCGTGCGTATAGGCGCGCGCATCTTTGTTCTTGGGATCGTCAGGGAAGAACCGCTTCTTGAGCCAGGGAGCCAAGCTCTCGTCCGGGTTGAACGTGAGCATGATCTGCTTGTAGTGTTCGCATTGCTCGCGCAGGGCCAGGTCAACCTCGAGGAAGTCGCGCTCGGTGAACTCCGTCGCCTCCTCGATCCAGACGCCCGTCAGCCCCTTGATGGACTTGATCTTCTCCGGCTCGTCCAGGCCGTCAAACAGGATTTCATTCGGAAGGCCAGCGGAGGAGGGGAACGACAGGATCTGATGTGTCTTGTCGTGCTGGTAGTCTATGCCCTGGTCTGCGAGTAGCGTCCGCATGACGCGCAGGGTCGATTCGTGGGCGGTCTTGCGGACCTTGCGCAGGACCAGGAACCGATGCCCGCCCTCGTTCATACAGCGGATGAACAGTTTCCGTGCGGCGAACTCAGACTTGCCAGAGCCACGCCCGCCAGCCATGACGAGATAGCGATCCTCGGCCTCGAGTAGCGGGTAGAACGACGCGGAGATGTGGAGACTCATCTCGCGCACGGTGTCGGTCACTTCTTCTCGCCCCCGTTGCCGTTCCCGTTGTCCTTGTCTCCCGGCTTCGTGTGGACGACGTGGATGGTCAACTTGTCGCCGGTCTTGATCGCGCCGGAGTGGGCCACTTCCTGCGGGAAGAGTTTGGTTGTCAGGCCGTAGAACACGCCGCGGTTGCGCTCGGACTTCTTGGCCCATTCGGCGAGCGCGTCCGTTCCGCCGATAATCTCGAAGGCGTCGAGAAAGGCTTGCTTGAGGCAAGTAAACTTGTTCTGTGAACCCTTGGGTCTACCGGGGCCGGGTGGAAGCGGATGAGGCTTATGGTTTGCCATTGCTTTATTTAACCTGGGTCGACCTTCTCCGCTATCGCCACGCCTACCCTTGACCCACTTGGCTTGAATAAGCGATTTAGGTCATCGATGAGGTCATCGCCGGGGTAGTCGACTTGAAGCGTCAACCGCATAGATTTGTCCTCGGAGGCCAACCGCTTGACCTTCATCTCGACAATCGCCGCCTCGAAGCCGACCTTCTTCATTTCGGCGGCACTCTCCGCAACAGTTCTTTAATATCAACCTTAATGTCGAAGATATCTTCCTTCGTGGCGATCTGCTCCGCCTTGATGGTCATGAGTTCGTCCCGATGCTTAAGACATTCCATGCCCATTCCGGGACTCTCTCGCGTACTCCCGTTCCGTGATTTGTATTTGGAGATACCGAACTCGATGGCCTTCAATGCCGTGATGAGCAACGCCCCGTCGAGGATGAACTGGCCGCTAAATCGCGAGGCGGACCTTGCAGCTTCGGTTGCGATTTGGGATATTTCGGCGACCAACGTATCACCCCATTAGGAAAAGCATATAAATGCCAGCGACCACGGCCGCGCCGATGACAAACCATGCCGCAACGGGAACCGATTTAAGATAATCTCTGATGCTCATTGTTTTCTCCTTAGCACTTGAAAATGGTCATGGCGAGTATCACAACGACAACGATGCCGACGGCGATAAACACCCATTTGAGGTTCTGCTTAACCGGGACAACGGGGTCGTCGTCAACTACCGGCGTCCAGTCCACGGTGACAATGTGCGCGTCGTAGCCGTCGTTCGCCTTGAACGCGTCGATTGCCGAGTAGCGGATGGCGAACCGTCCGGCCTTGCCCCAGGACGTGCCCCACGAGTTCTGACAGAACAGGATGCCGAGGGCGTCGTCGTAGCCGTAGCACAGGTATTCGTGGCCTCCCGAAACGTAATCGTAATCTTCAGCCAGGATGCCATTGGGATCGGTATCCTGCCATGAGCCGAACCAGGGGGAGCCGAGACTCACGAGGTGGCCTGCGGCAAGTGCGCCCTTGATGCCGTCAACCCCGTCCACGAGGCGGGCGTAGCTGACGATGGGCCAGTCAAGTGCATTTTTTGCACACGTCCAAGTCGTGGGGTCTGTCTTGTCGAGCGTGTCCGTGTAGGCGCGGAAGATTTCCAGGAGGCAGCCGTTCGCCCGCAGGAACTCCAGGCAGTCGCGGGGATATGCGCCCTCGTCGAATTGGAGCGATCCATCGAGGAGCCTCGCCCCGTTATAAATCCAGGTGGGGCTGAACCAGTCGACCCCGGCGTTCTGTTGCTTGGCGCACCCGGTCAGATTCCCGCCGATCCCGAACCCGGTGCATGAGCCGATGTTGCCCTGATCGCGGACGCTCGGGAGGAAGGCCGAGAGGTCGACCATCGACGGGAGTTTGACGACAACCTTCCCGCGCAGAGCGTCGCGTTCGTCCCGGACGTCTTTCTTCCAGCCTCGCAAATGATGGGTCATGGCGTTACTCCATACCGAAGGATCGAGAACGCGTTCTCGGCGTAGTGGAAGTCGTTGACGAGTACGGTCCTCGTCTTCTCGCATTGCCGATGGGAGAGCGGGCCGGCCTTCTTCACCCATTTCATGTCCTGCTGGTGATACCAGAGGCAATACTGCTTCTTCTTCAGGAACGCCGGGATGAGAACGGCGATGATGGCCGCGATGTCCGTGATAAAACTTCTCGGCTTGGTGGTCTTCATTCGCTTTCTGCCCTGGCTATTGCGGCTTGGTTCCGTTTTTCGCTTGGTCGTCGCATGAGTTTTCATACTTGGCCTTGTTGATATTGCTTATAGTCTTGGTTGTCAGATAATAGGCGGCGACGGCACCCTCGGCGGCGATGGCCTCGACGTATGGGAATGCCGGGAGGAGTGCCTTGATCACGCCCTCGACGAAGTAGAGTGCGATACACCCGATGGCAAGCTGGAAGCGTGAGGATTCGGTTGTCAACGGATTGCCCCCTCAACTCTCGCGATATCCTCTGGAACGTCGACGCTGATAAGCCGTCCGGGAATCTCGATCATGCGGATGTTGAATCCCTCGTTGAGCGCCCGGTACTGTTCCAGACGTTGCGCGAGTTCTTGGCCCCAGGGCGGGCATTTCGACAGGTGCAGAAGCGTGTCCCGACGATAGGCGTAGGCGCCCGCATGGATCATCTCGTCCGAGGGCCAGGCGATAGACTTGCGGCTGAACCAGAGGGCGTTCTTGTTCGCGCCGGCCATAACCTTGACGTTGTTCTCGTCGTCGATATCGTCCTGCGAATAGGGACGCACCATGAGTGAGGCGATTTGGATGGACTTGTCGTTGAACACTCCGACGAGTTCGTCGAGCATCCAACCCTTGATCATCGGCTCGTCCACCTGAACGATAACAACCACGTCGTCCTCGCGGAACTGGAGTTGGCGCATGGCGTCGGCTGCCCGCTCCATCCCGTTCCGGCAATCGGACGCGGTGATGATGTATTCCATCTTGAGCCGTTCGCACGTCTCGCATATCTCCGGGCTGTCCGTAGCCACATAGTAAGGGGTGATTAACTGTGATTCTGTAACGGAATCATAGACGCGCTGGATCATCGGCTTACCGTTGATGAGTGCCAGCGGCTTGCCGGGGAACCTGGTCGATCCCATTCTGGCGGGAATGATTCCGATGGCGCGTTTGGGCATCAGGGCAACCCCGCGTATTCCGACCCGTTATGGACGATGTGGTAGATGCGCCAGCATTGGGCGAGAAGCCGCTCGAGGTCGGAGAGCCGGAGTTGGTTCCCCGAGTCGGACAACGCCTTCTCTGGCTTGTCGTGGATCTCTATGAAAAGACCGTCGGCCCCGGCGGCCATTGCGGCTCGGGCGAAGGCAGG